GAGTTTGTTGATTTCCATTCATATCTCCCATCATTTTCATCATTAACTGAGCTTTCTCGGGGTCATTAACCACTTGCTCAGGGTCGATGTCTAAAGATTTTGCAATCTCTTTAATAATATTATTCCATTTAATAAATGGTGCTAAGAACTGATTAGATGAAACTTGCATAAAGGTCATTAGTCTTTGTGAGCGTACTTCTTTCTGCATTAAAGAAGATGTACCCATTGCATTAACATCTAAGTCACCTTGTATCTCAGGAATATTTTGATTGAATTGCATATTCCAAAAAAATAAAGATTCACCTAAAGGNTTNANTAAGTAATCATCAACATTCTTAATAACTGTTTTAATGTTTAAAGCTGAAGCTCCCATNAACATNGACATACCNGAAGCTGTTCTTGTTGTTGACATCACTCCTGTTGTACCATGTGAATAGGAAGGAATACCTGTCGACTCATCAGCTAGTTGTCTAAANTTATCAAACATCTGTAAGTTTTCAGGTGCAGTATTTGGNAAACGTAATCCATGNATAGCTTGACCTGTTTGACCACTTTGTCTTCTAAATATTTTTCCAGGATAGACAGTCATATCTTGACCCGGTACTAACATNGTNTCATCNACATCAAAGACTAAGTTACCTGCTAATGCTAAGTTATCAATNGCCATTCTTGCATGACCATTCATAATTGTTTGTGCATCATCCATATTCTCAGGAACACCGACTCCAAAGAATTGATAAGGATTAATCTCATAAGGACAAACCATGAAAGGTACTCTTGCTGGTGTAAAAGGATTAAGGACTAAACGTAAGATATAACCATTTGATACCCATGCATTAATTTGTACTTCGTCTAATTCATCTTTAATACTATCAGGTAATTCAATTCCTGCTTCTTCGACTAGGTTTTTGTCCATGACACCCCAGTATTCTAGAATTTCAAATCTGTTTTTATTAAACTCTTCTTGATTTTCTCTATCATACAAAGCTGTTTCATAGCTTCGTGTTTCATAGTTAGGGCCACTAGATAATAAATCTTTAATGGCAGACTTTCTAAAAAAAGGTCTATTCATCAAATCTCTAACTTGAGAACGATTCATTACATGTCGTTGAATAACATAATCAGCATCATCAATTGTTACAGCATCAGGGTCAGGGTATAAATCCCAACAACTGACGGCTTCAACTCTTGGTACTAATCGTGTGTCAGGAGCATATTCTTTTTCTCCTTCTTCACCTGCTACCCATCGATGTTGAGCTTTTTCATAATTGAAAGGGCCTTTTAAAACACCCGTTCCTAATAAACACATTTCAAACAATACATGTCGCATGACAGATATTGCATGTGTTTCTTCTAATTGGTCATGGATAATCTTTTCCATGTTCTTTGCAGTTTCCGTGGCAGGTTCTATCTGCATCATGTTCTGCAAATCAGGTGCTGGGCCAGAGCCTATATTAGCATCACCATATTTTTCTTCTAAACCGTTTAAGATATCATTGGTTGTTGTACCGGGAGGTAAGTTTCTACCATCCCCTGCAAAACCATAAATATCATTTACTCTCTGATTTTCTTCTTCAGGAGCATTGTCAGGTTTAACGTGAGCATATTCTTTAATACCATAAGGTACACTTGTCGGATTAATTCCAATAGGAAATTTACCCTGTGAGAATAATACTTCGATTAATTGTCCATAGGCTGCTAATACTTTTGTCTTTGTTATCTTAACAAAAACTTTAGATTTCTCTGAGTCTCTAAAAGCCATATCGAACCATAGATACCTCGATAGTTTCTATAGGAACGTAACCATCTCTTTTCATCATAGAGACGGGCTTGTTCTGATTCTTTTAGACGGCTTTCAATAACATAACCGATATTGTCAAAACTTCTATCTTTCTCTTCGGATAGAGCTTCCACATTATCAGTTTCAGAATATGAACCACTACCTATATTTTGTTGTGGCATCTATACCTCTTAGTAATCTTTCTCGTCAGCTAATTTAAATACTTTTGCGTCTACGCCAGATTTGGATTTACCTTTTGGGTAAGAAACATCAAATTGACCAGCATCGTATCCATCAGGAAGAGCCATGTCTTTTTTGATTACGTTCTTATCTGCAGTCTTAGGGGATTTAGCATCTTTGCCATAACCCATATTATCTTCAGGTAAGTCTCCCATCTTGTATGTTTTCATTATTGCCATTTTATTTTTCTCCTTTTAAGTTTTTCTGTATGTAAGGTAGTAACCAAGGGTTATCTACTAATACAGTCGTTAGTCCATTTGCAATAGTGTTGCAAATCTTTTCTTCATCTTTATCATCTAAATCTATTCCCCATTGATATACAATACCGTGTAATATTTCATGTATCAAAGTATTCGTATGAGATATATTATCTTCTGTTGATGATAAAGCGATGATTCTATCGGAAGCAAGAAATTGTCCATTAATTTCATTACATTTAGAAACGATAGAATCTAAATTTTTTATTGTATAATTCTGATATCCTATTTTAACTTCTCTAGCCATTAATATCCAAAAATTTTATCTGCAGGTTTAAAGTCTCTTGTTTGCCCTACACCAAAGTCTTGAAACTTTTTTGATACAGGATGAATAGGTCGACTCATACATCCATAACGTAGTGCGTCATAAGCGTGGTCTTCTGCATGAGTATCCACATCTTCAGGATTATTTTTATCGACAGGTAACATCGGTAATGTTCTAATTAAGTTAATACAATTATCAAAAATAAATAAAGATGGATATCCTGTCTCTTCATCGGGTCGTAATCTTTTATGTAATTCTAATTTACCTGCAACACGACTTCTTGGACTTCTATCCGAAGGTCTCCATCGACACCCTTCTTGAATCATTGTCTCTGCAATACTTGGTCCTATATCACCTCGTCTTGCCCATGTAGAACTATCCAGTACACCGTATCGAATATGTTCACCTTGTTCTGCTTCTAAAACTTTCCTAGCAAAGATATCGGCTGTAATCTTTTGTGTATAGAGTTCTCGATAAATAAATAAATTATTATCAAAGTCTATTGCAAACCATAAACAACAAGCTGGTGAACTGTATCCCCAGTCAGCCGCTCTAAACCTTAACCAGTTTCTAGGTAGGTCAAAAGGTTTAACCACATGAAGCTGTTTATTAAACTCAGGAAAAGATGAATTTTCAAATGCTTCCCAATTACCTTCTAAGAATTGTTTTCTTTGAACTTCAGGTAATGATGCCAACATTGCGTAGTAATCATCTGTTTGCATCAAGTATGGATTATCTTGTAGCTTGGCAGGAATATATCTTCTTGTAATTTTTTTTATTCCTACAGGAGTTTTGATTTCTATTTCAAACTTTGTATTCGCAGGGGCAGGGTCAACAAACATTTCTTTTACCCACTGTGAGCCTACATTTCCTGGATTGCCTGTTGCTCTCATGTAAACAGGAATTTCAGGGTCGACACTTCGTAAAGAAGACCGAAGAAAATTATAAATATCTTCGGTTGGATACTGAGGTAATTCATCGATTCCAATCCAAGTGTATGATTGTCCTTGGTAACGTAATACATCAGTTAAGTTCTCTGCGTATCCAAACTCTATTCTTGCACCTGAAGGAAACTTCCATTCTTTTTCTTGCTCTCTCCATTTTGCACCAGGATAGGCTTTAGGATACAATTGTTGAGAGTGATTGATTAAGTCTCTTAGTTCTGGCATTGTTCTACGTATTAACAATGCTCGGTGTTTTTGTTTGTGACAATATCGTAGTGGGTCAACCAACATGGCGTAGGATTTACCACCACCTCTTGCTCCACCGTAAAAGACTTCTCTTTCACTTGATGCGAGAAACTCTGTTTGTGGGCCCTCATTTGGCTCAAAAATAACTTCTTTATCTTTTAATGCAGCTTTAATATTTGGAGAGGCTTCTTCAATTTTATCCTCTTCAATGATTTGCTTTTTACCATCAAAGACTTCGTCAATCTCTTTAAGTTTATTCTTGGTTGCCCAAAAATTCTTTTGTGCTTTTTCGAGTTCTTTTTTCTTTTCTCGAAGCATGTCTTGGGCAGACTTTCTTGCTTTCTTCTCTTTAATTGTAAGAGGAGCATAGACGCTAGTTCTTCTTCTTCTACCCGCATTTTTTGGTTTAGGTTCGTCTACCACCCTTTATGTATCACTCTTTTTAAAACTTCTCTTAAACCCATACCTGTAATTTTTCTACCTGTATGATGTGATAACCATTCTGCTGTTTCTCGATAAGTACAGTTATTATCTATAAAACTTTTTGCCTTTTGTATTAATTCCATATGTTCAGGTATTTGTATTAAAACATTCTCATCTTCTTCTGAGACCTTATACCCTAAGGGAATTACTCTACCTACTCTTTTTCGAGTAATTGGCTTATCTTCATCCATTGTCTTTTGGAGGTAAGATAAAGATTCCGTGTGCGACTTTTGCATTAATATCTACCTTTTCTCTTTTGGCTAGTCCTACTCTATCTAAAATTTGTTTGGCCGCTTCCATTCGTATCGATGCACCCGGTGTTGAACCATCTTCTTGTAAAGCATTAATCATTCCCATACTAGCTCTCGGTGCAAATCCTGCTAAGAGTTTTTCTGCTCTATCAATAATCTCATCCTTTAAAGATTTTAAAGGTGTATGATAATCAGCATATCCTGCAATCTCACCTGCTATTTTAGGGTCACCTTGTGCTTCACCAAACAAAGCTGTTAAAAAAGTTTGTTGCTTTTCTGTTAGTGCAACATCATTCTTATCATTATCAGGAACTAACATTTTTTATTTTTTGTAATCTCTTTTCTCTTTTTTCTTGAACCCATTCAGGAGATTTTCGAATACCGACAGACTCTTCTATCTGTGCTTCCTTCATCCCTCTTCTAGCAGTATCTAGAATTTGGTCTCTACCTTTGTGTTCACTTTTAGCAATAAAGGAGAGGTTAGGTGCAGTTATCACCATCTCGACATTTTTATTTCTGAGTGGCTTGGTCCTATCCTGTAAGGGTAGATACTCATCCCAGACCTCTCCCGTTTTTTTATTCCTAAAAGAATAAATTGGCATCTATTTTATTTTTATTTGTTTTGGTTTTTTATCTTCTGGAACATTTTGTTCTAAGGTAATAGATAATATTCCGTTTTCAAATTCAGCTTTAGTAGGTTCTATATATTCTGCT